CTTTCTAAGTATTTAGAATGGAGTTATGGGGAATCGAACCCCAAACCTCCTGCGTGCAAAGCAGGCGCTCTACCAATTGAGCTATAACCCCTAATAAAGACATTATAAAACCCCTCAACTCAAAAGTCAAGGGGTTAGAATGCAACTTCCCGACTTATTTATCAGCGACCCATTTGCTTAGCATACCACTTCTCAAAGTCCTCTCTACGCTTATCACCTCTTGGTGGCATAGGAGTTTTCTCTCCACGAACAGGAGCAGATTTCTTTGCCTGCTCTCTCTCATACTTTTCAGGGTTGTTTCTTGCTGCTTGTGATTCATTTACATAATCTTCTTTAGCGTGATACCAACCTTTTCCAGCATCTCTTTGAGAACCACCAGTTTTTTCTGCTTCTTTAGCACGACGAACTGCCATTCCCATCTTCATTCTACGGTCAAGACCAGCAGAACCTTTATCACGAAGTGCTACTTGTTTTGCTTTAACCTTTTCGTGTGGGAATGGTTTTTCTGCTTCATAGATGCCATACATCTCATCCCAAGTGTAGTCAGAGAGGTCATAGCCTTCTTCTACAAGTTCATTTACCCAAAGTTCAAAATCTTCTTTCTTAAGTGCTGCTGCTCTTCTTGCTGCTTTGTTTCCAGTTCCAGTATTGAGACCAGTAAAGTTGGATTTTACTGGGTTCTTAGCAACTTTTAGATTAGGAGGAGTTCCACCATATCCATCTACATTAGCACGACGGATATGTTTGATTGCAGCAACATTAGCACCTTGACCAGACTTTGCTCTACCAGAAGCAGTAGTGCGATTAGCAATCATTTCTGCTGCTTTTGCTTTACCCTTTTCGCTGGTGATTGCTTCATCAAGATAAAACTCATACATTTCATCCCAAGTATAATCAGAAAGGTCATACCCTTCTTCTACCAGAACATCTACCCAGAACTCAAACTCTTCTTTGTTAAGTGCTGCTGCTCTTCTTGCTGCTTTGATTCCCTTTCCAACATTAGGATATGATTTTGGCCAATTGGAACCTGCTACTTTGCGATTGGGAGGAGTTCCCAGAAGTCCATCTCTATTAGAGCGTCTGATGTGTTTAATTTGAGCAACATTAGCACCTTGACCAGACTTTGCTCTACCAGAAGCAGTAGTGCGATTAGCAATCATTTCTGCTGCTTTTGCTTTACCCTTTTCGCTGGTGATTGCTTCATCGAGAGTGAATTGAGCAACAAGAGTATATGCTTCTTGCTCTGTGTGTCCTCTCTCAACCAGTGACTCAATCATTTGATCGAGTTCCAGTTCTTCTTTTACACGAACTTTTCTTCCAAGAACAACACCGCCAGAATCTTGGTACTTTCCAGGATACATTTTCTTAGGAGACTTCTTATCTTTAATAGTAGAAGGTCTCTTTATAGGTTCGCGAGTTCTGATTTGATTTGGATCTCCCGCCTTGGTTTCCCTAGTAGTCTTGGGATGATCCATATCCCTTTCATACTCCATTTTTTCATGAACTTGATTGTATGCTTCCATCAAATCTCTATACTTCTTAGGATCCATTTTTTGAAATTAAAGTTCTTCTATGGGTATTTATAAAAAAAAAGACCCTCAAATGGATGCTCTTCATCATCTATCACAAGCACCATAGCATGAGGTTTAAACTGCCCATCTTTTTTTTAATTATTTATGGAGTTAAGCGGACTCGAACCGCTGACATCCTGCTTGCAAAGCAGGCGCTCTACCAACTGAGCTATAACCCCGAAAAAGGCGTCAGAGTTTGCCTCCGACGACGCCACTGTTAATGATCTTGGTATAGTCACCAAGAGTTCCTTCCTGCAGACACATAAGGTGCCAGCGAGACATCTCAAGTACACCTTCTCTAGTAGCACCAGTAATGAAGTGCTGACCCAGTGGTTCTTTTAGGATACTAGTATATAGACCAAAGCGAGTTTCTTTGATGTAGAAAACATCATCGATCCATTCGACATTTTCGGGAATGTCTTTTTCCACTGTACTACCGAAAGAATCACTCAGAATCGGTTTTCTCTTCTGTTCCGTCATCTACTTTCTTGTTAAATCCAAATGGGCCTACTTCTCCTTTGTCATATGCTCTACGCTTCTGTGCCATACCACAAACTGTTTCCATTACTTTGATAGTATCTTCTACAGTGCAGTTTTCTGGCATGTTGCGATGAACGATATCAAAGAGTGGGAAGAACTCTTTTGCTGCATCATTCACCTCTTCAGGTGTTAGTGGATCATACTCCTTCACAGGTCACCTTCCTTTCTGTTTTCAGAATAGTGAACGTCAAATTCTCCACCAGGATAACGTGCTTTGAGTTTGTCAACATTCATCTCAATGACTTCATCAAAGGTGGTGTCAAGTGCCATACATGCCTGAGCAAGATACCAGCAGATATCGCCCAGTTCACGCTTCATGTGAAAGATATTTTCTTCATTATAGGGTTTACCCTGGAAGATAATCTTTTTCACAACCTCAGTAAACTCACCAGACTCTGCACAAAGACCAAGAGCAGCAGTAAGCAACTGAGAAGTGTTAGTTCCAGTTACCTCAAGTTCTGCAAGACGAGAACTCATTGCACCATAGTCAAGACTAGGTTCGCTGGTCACACCTTTCACAAACTCAACGTATTTTTCAGTATCAACTTTAGTCATGTAAATTTGGAATAAATGGTTCTTGACAATTTTGAGGAAGATTTTGTTGAGTGGCAATCTTTTGACCACCAACCTCAACATATTCTACTTCTTGCCAACTACCACCAACACCGCCATCCATATTGACTACGATGTCTTTAGTTGGTAGTTGCTTACCATCAGAAACATCAATGATGTCTCCAGGCAAAGGATTAAATGTAAAGTAGTGTCCATCCCATCGACGGTTTCTCATATTCATGAGATTGACTGCATCTCTTTCGATGCCACAGTCAGCAATCTTTTCGCCTCTAGGATTGAACACTGAATAGTAACCGTTCATTAGAACTTAAATCCCTCAAATGATTTCTTTGGTTTTGATTCTTCATAATTATACTCTTCATCCTGACCACTGTCAAGGATGTCATCCTGTGCAGATTGCTCACAATCATACAGACGCATTTTAGAACGATCAATCCCAACCACAAAACGCTTAAAGATGGTTGGATCATTATAACGATTCTTCAGTTGTTTCACCATAATTTGCCCGAGTCCCTCAAGATCTTCAGTTGAAATAAGGGCAAACATAAGATCAGCAGTAGCAGGGAGACCAAAGGACTCACTAGTATCAGTAAGCTCAACATCACTGCTACCATAACCAGAACGAGTGGTCTGGGTGGCAGATACGATAGGTACGTTCGCCTCGCAAGCCAATCCTCTAAGTTCTTCAGCAATAGCCTTGACAACTGTATATGAATTGACATTGCTGCCTGCGCGATACCGTTCGGAAGCACATATATTAAGGTAATCAATGAAAATAATATCAGGTCTAAATGACTTCTTAAGTGCAAGTTCATTAAGAAGTGACCTAAAGTGTCCTGCATGTGCAGACGCCGTTGGATACTCTTTAATAATTAGGGATCCTTGGGTTCTATTTGCAAGTTTTGTTACCTTATCCTCAAACATTACTTTGGGAAGTTCTGTTATCTCCTGAATAGGTACATTGAGTAAGTTAGCATCAATTCGCTCTGCAATTTTCTCTTCAGCCATTTCAAGCGTGATGTATAGTACGTTCTTCCCTCCCAGGAGTGCGGAAGCTGCAACATGGCACATAAACAAACTCTTGCCGACACCAGTGCCAGCGAGAGCAATGTTAAGCGTTTTATTCGGGAGACCACCCTTCGTAATTTTGTTGAAGTACTCAAGGTCGAACGGGATGAGATCTTCTTTTTTGTGGTACGCTTCGTATCTTTGCTCATAATCAATCAGGTAGTCATGACCGATGTTTGTATCAAAAGAGACTGCCAATGCATTTGACAGAATACTAGGGATAGCACCCCTATCCTTTTCCTTATTATCTCCATCTGCAAGAGCAATGGATTCCATCAGTGCCAAATAGATAGCACGGTCTCGACACCACTTCTCTGTGGTATCACACAACCAATCAAAATCAGTAGGAACATCCTCAAGATAACTGATTAGTTTTGTAATCTCAGAAAAAGTAGTGTCATTAATATCCTGACGTTTCTCTACCTCAATACAGAGAACTTCTTTGGTTGCAGGTTGATTGTATTCCTGAACGAACTTATCAATCTCCTCAAACACAATTCTTTGGTTTGAGTCTTCATAGTAATCTGCCTTGATAAAAGGAATTACCTTACGAAGATACTCCTCATTATAGAGAAGGTTTCTCAAAATTAAGATCTCAACTTTGTCCATGCGGAATATCGAATACAAATGTGATGCGGGTCTCGTCACCGACGTTAACGGTGCCATGAGGTAGTTTGTTATTAAACCAAAGAAGAGTTCCTGGTTCAACAATGACAGTTTCTTTGCCGCAGAAATATTGATACCTTCCAAGTATAGAAAGGTGATATCTGTTTCTGCTCAGATAATAAGTTCCCTCGTCAATATGTGCTCCTACATATCCATCAACAGGAAGTGAAAGAAAACCGCACCGATGAATATCCGCATTCTTAAACTGTTTGCGTATGATCTTTCGGATCTCACTGTGATGAGCGTAGGCAGGTGTTTTGATGTTGATCTCAGAGTCGCCCACAAAGTTATCTTCGTGTTTGACCCCACCCATTATAAGTTGTAATGCGCTAACTGGCAAGTCCGCGAACCCCCTATCAACTAAGGACTGGGAGTCCTTCAGATTCTTCTGATGGTCCCAGTCCTGAGGATATTTCTTTAGTTGTTGGATGACTTTAGATACGTTGATTCCAGTCTTGAGAACCTTAATCATGAACCGTAGCTAAACTCCTCTCTAGCGATAGCATCCAGTTTTTCCATCACCTCTGGTGTGAAGTATGCTTCTGGATCTTTGTAGATTGCTTTGGCATAGACTTTCTTACCGTCTATCTCATAACGACCTGCCACGTTCTTCCAGAGACCTCCCAGTTCACCCAACTCAAGAAGACCGTAATATCGATCAAGACCACGCTCATCGTAATAAAGACGTATGGTAACATCTTTGTTCTCCTTACTTAAACGTGACTTGTGAGTCTTAGCCTTGACAAGGTTGCCGACCACTTCTGTTCCATCCTTCTCTTTCTTCTTGCTGAGATAGATGATTGTACTTGC